AGCATACAAAACTTTCTAAGCAACCTATGGTCTTAGAACCAATGCTAAATATGACTTGTTCTTCTTCAGGTTTGTAATCTTGCTTAAATTTTCGGGATAACAATTTTTCGTGTAGATCATTTGTCATTGGTTTACACTTTTAAATTATTATACTACTTTCCTTCTCACCTTTAGTTTCTATGTATGCACAAAATTCATCCGCAATATTATAAGATTCTTTAATTAAGTATGTAATATCTTCAGGGCATAATTCATGGTATTTTTCTTGGCATAAATATGCGGAAAGGATGTTAAGTGCGGTTATTTCAAGTTTTGACATTCCCGCCATCAGGATAACTTGACCGAATTTGTCTTGCATTGGATGCACTGGCATTGCTGGTAAATCTTTGTTTCTTTGCGACATTTTTATTTTTATTTAAGGTAAAACAATAGGGGCAAAGCGGTTGCCCTACCTTGCCCCTGTTTATTGTTATTGTAAAATGTTTTGAGCAATTAACGCACTTCATTTTCTTGTTGTGTGTTGCGTATTTTTACATTTGCTTCATATCTTACAAAATCTTCCATTGCGTATTTCATACTATATTTACGCAAAAAATATATTTTTGATAATCCTTCGCTGGGATGTTCAGTTGTTGACATTAAAATAAATGGTTCGTTTGAAGTAATAAACACCTCAAAATAATAAATAAAGCCGTTCATTTTTACTGGTTTCATTGTTAGAAGTTTAGTTTAAGTTCTTGAATTTGTTGTTCGTATAGATCAATACTTTCCTGTATGAGCATTCGCATTTCGTTAACCAATGATATATCAGTATCAATTTGTATTAATTCATACCTATTTTGCCCAATATCAAAACTAATTTTTATATTTTGATATTCACCCTGATATATTTTCAAGGTATTAATTTTGTGCTGAATATGATCTATTTCCAAAAATGTTTCCCGAAGGTTGTTAAATAGTTCCATAAAATTTAATTGTGTTGCATTTCAGCATATCTGCCAAAATGATAACCGATTTGAAATAATGTTAATTCTGAAGGATAAAAAATTTCAATCCTTCCACCATCTAATTCAGTGAAAGGAATGTTCCGATTGCTCAAAAAGGTTATCAGACCATAAAGGTAATTGTGAACGATTATGCTTTTTTCTTTTTTTTCTAACATTGCTTAAAAATTTAAGGATTGATAAAATTTGCAGTAAGATTAATAAACCAATGGCAATGGGTATGCCAAAAACTATCAGATATATAACTGATAGCACCCAAGCAACTAACTTCATAAATTATCAGCAAAGCAGATTAGAATAGCAACCAAGACAATAAGCAGAATTTGAATAGCAGTTTTTTTCATTGTTTTTCGTTTTTTAAGTTAAAAATCATTTGTTAGAACAAATCTATTAAAAATTTATCCATATTTCCAAATAATGTGCATAAAAAAAGGGAAAATAGAAATTTTCCCCTGTAAAAAACACCTTAAAACTTAACCAAACCTATTTTAAGAACAATTCCTGTTCTAATTTTCGCCTATTTGTTAATCCCTTAACCTCTTTTCCTTGCACCTTATTCCACCTTAAAAACTGATCTGCGACCAATTTTTTATCCGCACCTGAATTTAACAACCTTAACAATGTGCTAGAAGCAAATGCACCAGTACCAATATTATAAGCAAGGCTTACCAATGCAGCTTTCATATTTTCATTAATAGGAACCTTAATCAATGGCTTAATTTTTTTTATTCGTTCATCAACATCAATTTTTAACCACCTTTCAGCAGTTGCAAGATCAATTTTATCACCTTGCTTTATTGCCTGTCCTGTATCTTTATTAATAGTATTACCAAATCCTATTGTATAAATGCCACCGGTATCAGGATAACTGGTTAATTTTAAACCCTCAAATTGCTTAATTAAATTAATTGCACTCACTTTTTTTCCGATTAATAAGATCAGTAAAACCGCTAACCCAATATAAATTTTATTTTTATTGGACATCATTATCTTTTGCCAACAATCCAGTAATGGCAGCAGCAATACCAGCAATAATGGTAATCCAGTTATTTTGTGCAATACCATCAGCAATCAATGATCCACCAGCAATGGAACCAAAAAATGATGTTTTAATGTTTTTTAATATTTTTTTCATTATTTCTTTTTTAATTGTTTTAAACCTACCAAAATAGAAATTGTACAGGATATTGTACTTGCACCAAGAAAAATAACATTTGCCAATTCAGATATATTTTGTATTCCAAGTAAAGAAAACAAAATTGTGCTTAATGTGGCAATGTGTGTTGGATCAGTTTGCGTCTGCATTATCCTGTGCATCTTTAAATTTTTCCGCAATTACATTAAATGCCTGAATGGCAGTAAATGATTCGTCAATTTTAGAAAAAACCCCTTTACTTGTTGCCAAGTCCAAAATTGCCTTAATAATTTCCAATGCTTGTTTTTCGTTCATTTGTCAAAATTTAAATTGTTATTAATTAGATTAAAGTTAATCCAAGTTGATCAGCTATCCAAACATAAGCATCTTCGTTAATATCAGTAGCGGTATTCCAGTCAATATAAGATTGCCCAGCAATGGTTAGATTTCCGTTTGTTAGTGTAGCACCAACTGAATCGGCTTCAGATCCATTTGCAGCTATCCACCAATAAAATTGTGCTGAATCACTTAAATTGTCATTAATGATATATGCACCTAACCAAGATCCAGTTTGCTCTTGTCCGTTAACCCAAATTTGAATTGATTGTATTTGTTTCATTTTGTTAATTTAAATTTTTAAGGAACTATATTTAAAACACCAGCAGTTTGGTATATATCTCCACTAACTAAACCAGCAGAACTTGCTGGAACATTTGATAAGTTAATTATTCCGTTTGCTTTAATACTCATTTTTTGAGATGAAACACCTCCTGATGTAGTCCATAAAATTAAACTAGTAGGATTGTCTGATGCTGCAGTATTATTGGCATAAATACCAGCACCTCCTATAAATGTAACTGTTCCTCCGTCATTTGAAACAGATATTGATGTTGATGTTGCACCAAATGAAATACCTGATGCTTTTGGATATGTACCAGCGGTACCATGTGTTGCACCTATTTTAGTTCCTCCTTGCGATGTATAAGCATCTAACTGCGTTGCCTTTATAGTTCCGTTTACTTGCAATTTTTCACCACCATCAGTAGTTGTTCCCACCAGCAAATTTCCGTTAGCAGCAAGTGTCATTGCTTGGGTGAAGGTAATTGCGTTACCTGCGGTTCCTGAAGGTGCAGTCAAAAATTGATGATCTCCATTTTGTTGCCGATACATTGTAGCAAAATCAGTTGCAATATATGTATCAGCACCAGCAGAATTAACATACCAGTTTGCTGTTAAATATGCTCTGTTTGCAATTTGTGATACCGCAGCAGTTCCAACTTGAAATGCTTTAAAAGAAGATAACCACGCACTTGGTGTTACTAATAATCCAAAATTACCACTTGCATTAATGGTAGCTGCACTTGCTCCACCATTAACTTCAAAATTAAGAGTACCACCAACATTATAATTTGCAAGAGTTACACGATCGCTTGTCCAATATAATGCACCATTGCCAGCAGTCATTCCATTAAGAAAATAATTAGTTGCTCTAACTCCTCCTGTTACTTGCAGCCTTTGTCCACCATCTACACTAGATCCAATTAGCAAATTGTTTGCAGTAGTTATCCGCATTACCTCACTGGCATTAATTGTCTGCCACATACCAAACAACATATTACCAGCACTTTGAGTTGATATGCAAAATTCACCAGCAGTTGCACCCTGAATGAAATTATTTGTTGCAGTTGCTAATCCAAAAACAAATCTTTGCGTTCCACCTGATCCAGCATTGTCAATTCGGATTGATGGAGCATTGGCACCAACTATTTGTAAATGAGCATCAGCAGTTGCACTATTTACTACCAACCTACCTGAAGCAGTTGTTTTAGCACCTATAAAAGTTTGACCAGTTGCTTTAACAATAGTTAATTGTTGTAATGTGTTTACAACATCAAATATCCCGAAATCATTTGCCCCAGCAGTATAAAAATTACCTATTCGCCATAAGGGAGTTCCTGAATTAAGTAAACTTAATAAAGTATTGTTTGTGGCAGTTGTTTGGTTTAATGCAGCAACCGATGATAAGTTTCCATGAACATCTAAAGGATTGCCTGGAGCATTAGTATTAACACCCAAATAACTATTTGTTGAATCATACCAAAGATTATTTGATCCAGTTATTGTACTTGCACTATTCCAAAATGCTATTTGTGTTGCTGCACCTGATCCTGTTATTGTACCTGATCCCGGTCCGCCAATTAGTTCCCAGCTGGTGCCTGTATCTCTAAAAAATTCCTTTGTATCAGTAGAAATAAAAATTCTGCCAACAATACCAAAAGCTGGTCGGTTGGCAAATGTATCAGAATTGAACATTGGAGTCCCTTTCTGATTTAGAATTGAGAGATCCAATACTATCATTATATATACAATTTACGGATTACGATTAGTTGGTTTCCTACGTTTATAGGAGTAGCAAAAGATAATTGATATTGTGTTGTATCAATTTCACCCCTATTCCCTGATATTCGCAAAGATTGATTCGGCTGCAAAGGAACATCAGCTATCACCAATGCAGTAGTGCCATTGTTGATGAATGTAATTTCATTACATTCAGATCCAATGTTAGCAGTAGTATAATAAACCTTTGTTTCAACATAATACTTCTGAAATGC